TGGTATGAAAAAACTGGATGTCCTATGTTATTGAATACTAGTTTAAATATAAAAGGAGAACCTATTATTAACGATCAATTTCAAGTTAATCAGTGGGAACAATTACATAAAATAAAAATCTGGACATGAAAAGAATACTACTAGCTTTTGGGGATAGTCATACTGCTGGTGCAGAAATAGACAGACAATATTCAGGATCATGCCACGATAAGGCTTATCCTGCACATATTGCTAGGCATTATGGTTTTGATTGTGAAAACTTTGCTGCTAGTGGTGGTAGTAATGATTGGATGATTAGACAATTTATGATCAGAATTCAACATGCTTTAATAAAAAATCAAAAGGTATTTGTTCTTTGTAATTTCTGCGATCCCTCTAGAACTTATATTAAGTTACCAGGGAAGATGAATCACTGTACATCCACTCTTTTATTGCAAAATGAGGGAACTAAAAAAGAATTATTAGTTGATCCGGACTTTATTCAACCTTATGAGAATTATTTAAAGACAAACACGGATGAATTTTTAAATTATAAATCTTTATCTCAGATTTTTATAATACAAACGATATGTGATCAGTACAGTATACCATATGTTTTCCATACAAGCACGCATTGGTATGAAGGAAACTGGAACTTAATAAGTAAGAAAAACTTTTTTGGTCACCATCTAGACAAAAGATTAATTTATAAAAAATCTGATACATACGAAATATATCGTCATTATTCTTTCTGGGGTGTTGCCAGTCTTCATCCTGATTGGAATCATGTTCAGAATGATCCAAGATGGGCTATGCACTATCCAGAATCTTTTCATGAGTTTTGGGCTAAAAAACTGATCAATTTCATTGATAAACAAAAGATACTTGACACAGCCCCATGATTTGCAATAAAATAACTCTGTCCGGGTTCAAAGGATAAATAAGGCTCAGTGAATTCTAGAGCTTTATGAGCTATGAAAATCCTTGGCTCTACAATGGAGAAATTTTTGAGTCTGATCATATTCAAGATAATTTTGGTTTTGTATATCTTATACATTGCAATCCAACTAATCGTGACTATATTGGTAGAAAGTATTTCTGGAGCTTCCGCACACCGAGAGGAAAATCTAGAAAAGTTAAGTCAGAGTCCGATTGGAAACGCTATTACGGCTCCTGTCCTGAGCTCAAAGTCGAAGTTGACCTTTGGGGGAAGGAAAGATTTACTAGAACAATCCTTAGTCTCCACAAAACAAAAGGACAGTGTAACTACGAAGAAACCAGACAGTTATTCATAAATAATGTCTTGACAGAGGCCCTTGACACGGGAGAACCCCGATACTACAATAGCAATGTACTTGGTCGTTACTACAGGAAGGATTACTTTCATGGAAAACCAACTGATTGATAGTGTTGAAGATCTAAAAGATAGTATCATTGACCGAATCCATTACCTTGCAGATATGGGTGACTATCTCAATGCATGTGCGGTTTATGAGGAGTTTCGAGAAAGTATTTTGATTTCTGATCAATGACTAGTTGCTAAAAACTAAATAATCACTTATGATGATAAAAGCCCACTTATGTGGGTTTTCTTGTAATGAGAAAGTGAGTGAAAATTAGAGCCGTGGAAAGTGCCCTTTGAGAAAAGGGTGTACCCCCTTTCTATACGGATGTAGAGTTCAATTAATTTTAATGCTAAACTTCTTTACTGTAGCCGTTCCTCTCGTAGCGATGGTTACAACCAATACGGCAACACTGCCATTCCAGAATTACAAGATGCAAGGGCCTCCACCTCCAGTTGAGGAAAAAGTCCCCTTTTCCGTTATTAAGGAATTTGATCTTGTTAATGATCAGAAGACAGCAATCCGCGAGGTTGCACTACCAAAGCCAAAAGAGAAAAGGCTAATTTGTAAAGGGTGTAATGAATATGAGAATGCTACCTTGGAGTATTTCCAAGATCGTGGTATCAACTTTTATTCCTAACATTTGCGAAGGTGGTAGCAGAACCAGTTGGAGTAACTGCGGACGTGGTTACGGACTGATTCAATGGACATCTGCCAATCGTTATTATGGATTGGGTGATTTTGCTAAGAGGTATGGTGGTTCACCATCAGAACTTCGCACGCAACTTCGTTATCTAACGACTGAGGTTCAATGGCAACGAATTGAAGACCGAATGAAAACTCCTGGTAAGTCTATCAATCGTTACATGGACTATGCGTATAGTTGGATTGGTTGGGGGCATCATGGTGCCCGCACTTCGTATGCACATGACTATGCCAACCGACTGATCACGGTAGAGGTTTGATATATAAGGGGAGGTTGGATAACTTCCCCTTTCTTAATGTATTTCTGATGAAAAATTATCATAGTATTTTTGACGCCGAAATTTTTCCTAGTTTCATTCGATCTTGTACACCAAGTGTTGATCTAGAACTTATTAAAAATGAGTGTCATCAAATTAAAGAAGATTTTGAGTGTATAGATACTTCAAATCGTAATGGATATCATTCTCCAAGTTTTACTACAAATAATAAGACTCAGTTTGTAGATTATAATCAACTAACCAACATTATTGATGTTGCTGAAAGTTTTTCAGTTGATACTCTTCAATCCAAAAATTTAAATTCACATATAAGTGAACTTTCTTTTTGGGTAAACATTAATAAGTCTTATAATTATAATGTAATGCACTCTCACGGACGTGCAGATCTAATTGGAATTTATTATGTTTCAGTACCAGAAAATTCTGGCAACTTTGTAATTTTAAGAAATGATGGATCTCAATATTGTAATCTTTATGATAGGAATCCAGATCTTCTAGAAGTTAATCTTGAACCAAAAGAAGGAAGATTATATTTAATGCCAGGACATTTGTGGCATTATGTTGAAGCAAATGAAAGTTCTTCTGAGAGAATTTCAATCTCATTTAATGTTTATCTTCGGTGAGGCTTGACAAGGTTCCACCTATGCCTTATAATATGTGAGTTGAGAGGCAGGGAACCCACCACCACCGTTCCCTCTCTCACACCTGACTCAGTAGCTCAGTTGGATAGAGCATCTGCCTTCTAAGCAGTTGGTCGGGGGTTCAAGTCCCTCCTGAGTCGTTGCTACTTGCGCTGGAAAGATAAACCAGAATGCCGTAGCAAGATAGAGGGTAAGCCTCTGTTATATCCTCGAGGTATATCACGCTTACTCCATCATTCCACAATAGCTCAGCGGTAGAGCTATCGACTGTTAATCGATTGGTCCCTGGTTCGAATCCAGGTTGTGGAGTTAGTTTTTATTATTGTCATTAAAAACATAATAAATGAACTTTCAAGATATCAAGGTATATAAAAATATATTTTCTAGTGAAGATTGTGAAACAATAAAGTACTATCTGGACCAACCTAAATGGAAATATGGACATAGAAGTACTAATAATTCTGTAAAATCTTTTTGGAGTATGTCATTGGATGATAATGAATACTTCTTTAATTATCTTTTCGGTAAAATATTAAATATAGTTAACCAGAAGTTTTCTATTGAAAAAGTTTATGCCAATGGACAAACTTTTGGTTTAGATGGGGAATTTCATACTGATTGTCATTTATTGGATACGACCAGATATACTTTTTTATATTATTGTAATGAGGTATGGGATAAAAGTTGGTTGGGATATACGGTATTTCAAGATGAATATAATAATTTAAAACATTTTTATCCAGAACCAAATTCAGCAATATTTTTTCCTGGAAATATATTTCATTATGGTCAGTCTCCATCAAGAGATTACTATGGATTGAGAACAACACTTGCCTTCAAAATGATAAAAGAATGAATGTAACTCATTACAATAAATCTTTTCCATATATTATCATTGATAATTTTTATGAGGACTGGGAGTTATCTTTAATATGGGATGAACTAAAATTTATTAATCATTCATATAAATGGCAAACTCCAACTGATAATCCTGGAGATGGTGCAAAAAATATTAAAACAGGTGAGCAGTTAAGAAAGAATAAATTTCAGTGGATTGATTCTTTTTACTCTAATAGGCACTATTCTAATATTTTGAATGTGAACAGAAAAATATTCAATCAAGATGTATGGGATGAATGTTTCAAAAAGCATCCACATTGGTTTTTTAATGGATTTGACTGTCGGCACGATACGACACTTCTTTCTTATTACGATGAAGATGGTGATGAATATAAACCACATCGAGACTCTTCTTATGTGACTTGTTTGTTTTGGACTTTTAATCAACCTAAAAAATTTGACAATGGAAATCTTTTCCTATATAATGAAGAAGAGAAGATAATGATTTCTTGTGAAAACAATAGAATGCTAATCATTCCTTCTAGAATACTTCATGAAGTTAGTCCAATACAAATTCATGAAGACTTTGGAGATAATGATGGTAGATATTGTATATCTCAATTTCTCGTTTATTCCACAACAAACTAAAATGCCCTTGTAGCTCAGCTGGTAGAGCACCGCTTTTGTAAAGCGGTTGTCGCAAGTTCAAGTCTTGTCGGGGGCTCTTGACAAAATAGTATTTTTGTCTTATACTTTCTTTGTGTGAAGGAAGTGTGCTGGGGGAGAAATCCCCCACATTGCGGAAGTAACTCAACGGTAGAGTCCCTGCCTTCCAAGCAGGTTGTTGCGAGTTCGAATCTCGTCTTCCGCTTATAAAACCAAAAGCTTGACTGATCCCAAAGAAAATGTTAAGATAAATACCCTGACGTGACCGTGCCGCAACTATTTGCACGGATACTCAGTATGTCGTTTAGTACTAAAAAAACAAACTTTATGAAACTCAAACAACTGATGCTTGCACCTGTTGCTCTGGGAATGATTGCTCCTGCTGCTGCGAATGCCGCAGACCTTAATATGGCAGCAGTCAATCAATATTCCTCTGAACAGGTTACAAGCATTAATCAACTGTCTGATGTAAAACCCACTGATTGGGCATATCAGGCACTCAGCAACCTTGTAGAGCGTTATGGATGCGTTGCTGGTTATCCCAACGGCACTTTTGCTGGTGGTCGTTCAATGACTCGTTATGAAGCAGCAGCACTTCTAAATGCTTGCCTGGATCGTGTGACCGAAGTTACTGATGAACTCAAGCGTCTTGCTAATGAGTTCCGTGATGAACTCACTGTTATTCAAGGTAAAGTTTCTACCCTAGAAACTGAAGTTGCATCTCTGGAAGCAACTCAGTTTTCTACTACTACCAAACTGAAAGGTGAAGCATCTTTCGTTCTAGGTGGTGTGAATAATGCTTGGACTCCTGGTTCAACTGCAAGTACGAATGTTGGTAATACCGCATTCAACTACGATCTCCGTCTGAACTTTGATACCTCATTCACAGGTAAGGATCTGCTTCGCACTCGTCTGCGTTCGGGTAACTTCTCTAGTCAACCTTTCGGATCTTCATCTTCACTGTTTAAACTGGACAAGGCAGAAGGCACTTCTGATGCAGTAAAGATTGACCGCCTCTACTACAGTTTCCCTGCTCTTGCTAAGGGTGTAACCCTGACTGCTGGTGCTCTGGTTCGTAATACTGAGATGACCTGGATTCCCACCGCATACAAGTCTGATGTTCTAGACTTCTTCCAACTCGCTGGTGCTCCTGGTGTCTATAACAAGGCAACTGGTGCTGGTTTTGGTGCTCAATGGTCGCAGGGCAAGAAAGGTTTCGTTGCTGGTCTGAACTATGTTGCCCAAAGTGGTGCTGATTCTACCAAAGGTGAATTCAATGAAAAGGGTGCTCTGAACACTCTTGCTCAGATTGGTTATCGTGCTCCTCAGTGGGGTGCCGCATTTGGTTACCGTTATGGTACTGAAGGAACTCGTGTTCGTACTTTTAACGGTGTTCTGGGTAGTTCTGGTGCTCTTGCTCCTGGACAAACCTCTAATGGTTATGCTCTGAGTGCCTACTGGCAACCCTCTAAGTCGGGTATCATTCCTTCTGTGAGTGGTGGTTATGGTTGGAACACTGTAAGTTTGAATACCGAAGGTGCAGCAACCCCCACTGGTGCTACCGACTCTCAGACTTGGTATGCAGGTCTTCAATGGTCTGATGTATTTGCTAAGGGTAACTCCGCTGGTTTTGCTATCGGTCAACCTGGAAATGCAGAAGGTCTGGAAAAGGATGCAACAATGTGGGAACTGTTCTATAAGTATCGTGTAAGCGATAATATTACTGTTACTCCCGCAGTGTTCTATGTGTCTAATAACCAAGCACTTGCAGATACTTCCTCTAATTATGGTGGTGTGATCCAGACAACTTTCCGCTTCTGATAATCCACTCATAGTCTGAGTTAGACCACCCCAGCTGGGGTGGTTTTTTATTAGGTAATGAAAACCTTAACCAAATCTTAGTGGACTTTAAGATTGTCTTCCAGTATCATTACTTACGAAGTCAATTCACTTCTAAAAACTTTTTATGAAATTCAAAAACTTTATTGCTGTTGGTTTGCTTGCTGCTCCTGCTGCTGCACTTGCTGGACCTGCTTTGAATGGTGCTGGTGCTACCTTCCCTGCACCAATTTATCAACGATGGTTCCAAGACTATGCACGAACTTCTGGGAGTAGGGTTAATTATCAGTCCGTTGGTTCTGGTGCTGGTGTTCGTCAATTCATTGCGGGCACAGTTGACTTCGGAGCAAGTGACGAACCAATCTCCGCAGCGGATGCCGCCAAAGTAAAGCGTGGTGTTGTTCAAATTCCTATGGTGGGTGGAACTATTGCTATTGCTTACAATAAACCTGGTTGTAATCTGAAACTTACTCAGAAGCAAACTGTTGATATTTTTGCTGGTCGCATCAAGGATTGGAAAGCACTTGGATGTGCTGCTGGTCCTATCACTACTGTATATCGTTCTGATGGTTCTGGAACCACTTATGCATTCACTAACTCTCTTGATGCTTTTGGTGGATGGGGCCCAGGTGTAGGTAAGGCAGTTAAATGGCCTACTGGTGTTGGTGCAAAAGGTAATGAAGGTGTTTCTGGTCGCATCCGTCAAACTCCTGGTTCTATCGGTTATGTGAATACTGGATTTGTAAAAGCAAATCGTATTCAAGCAGCAGCAATCCAAAATAAGGCAGGTAAGTTTGTTCTTCCTACTGCTGCATCAGGTGCCGCTGCTCTGAATAACATCAAACTGGATGCAAACCTTGCTGGTGAAAACGCAAATCCTGCTGGTGCAACTGCATATCCTATCTCTACTCTGACTTGGGTTCTTGCATATCGTACTGGTAATGGTGCTAAGGCAGATGATATTCGTAATGCTCTGAACTATGCTCTGAGCTCTAAGGCACAATCTATTGCTGATGATCTTGGATATGTTCCTCTGTCTGGTTCTATTCTGAACCGTGCAAGGATTGCCGTTGGTCGTATCGGAAACTAATATACATATGGGGGTTGACAAAACCCCCTTTTTAGTGTATTATAGATAACGAGTTAGGAGGTTTATGTCTCTTATTTCCCAACGTGATCGCCAAGTTGCTATCACCGCAATTAATCATTATGTTGATTATCTCACCAGTGAGATCGAGTTTTATGAGAAAGAGGAAATGTTAGATGATACTGACTATCAAGATCATAAGTCAGAATTACCTGAGGTTTATGCTCTTCTAAACTGGATCAAACTGGAATATTATAAAAATGAAAATTAATCTTTGGTTTTGTAAGGATATGAATCAATGGCGTTGGACATTAACTGATGATCATCGCCCAATCATTAAACAAGAATCAGGACAAAGAGAAAATCTCCGAGATGCTATGAATGATGTAGCAAATACAGTAGAATATCTTCTGAGTCAAGTTTGACTTTTATGGGCGATTGGCGCAGCGGTAGCGCAGCTGCTTTACACGCAGACGGTCATTGGTTCGAATCCGATATTGCCCACTTATATAAATACTTCAAAAATTGAAGTAGAATGGAAAAACTATACAAATTACTTTCTGATACTCAGGCAAGTCTTTTTGTCCTCTTTCAAAAGACTTGGGTATATCATTGGCATATTGTTGGACCTGATTTTAAGCAGATCCACGACCTGTTTGGAGAGCAATATGAAGAAATTCAAGAAGAGGTTGATAGAATTTCCGAGCATATGAGATTTCTTAGTGCTAAACCAGTTGGACCACTTTCAAGAGTTGTTGAAGTTTCGAAAGTTGGCGAAGCAAAGAGTAATATTTCTGAAATGGAAATGATTCGTGATTTGCTTGATAGTCATAAAACAATTGTTAAGATGTTAGATGATGCTGCTGTTGAAGCAGAGAAACAAAAATCAAGAGGAACTATCAATCTTCTTGATGATTTAAACGAAGCACACGGAAAATTTATTTGGATGTTAAGATCATTCACTGAATAAAAAATTATTTAATTAATAATGGAAAATTTAAAGATCAGATGCCGCTCCTGTGGTAAGGAGTTAGAAGGCATCTCTGGAAAAACAGTATCGTGTGGTTGTCCAAATATGGCAACTATACGCAATGGAGTTATCTCAGCAGTTGACTTATCTAATGTTATTATGCTAAACTCTTATCATAATAAATCAAAGTCTGGGATTCTTACCAATGAAGATATTCAATGGCAAGAAGCAAGACGCCAACGTAAAGTAAAGCGTTTAGATTTTGAAGTCCGCTGAGGACTTCTATCGGAAGATTGGCCGAGTGGTTGATGGCGATAGTCTTGAAAACTATTAACGTTAATAGCGTTCCAGGGTTCGAATCCCTGATCTTCCTTTCAAAATATTACAAACTTTATATTGTCTTAATGTGTGTTTTTGTATCAACACAAACTTGACAACATAAAAATACTCACTAGCATAACTAGTAGTATTCAACTTAAAACCCTATGGATCAGCACACCTACCTTAACTGGGTGAAGATCAAGGAGACTTTTGAATCCTCTGGGAACACAGATAATATGTTCTATAAGAGAGCGGTTGAAATAGTCAAAACCCGAAGAGATCCTCTCGCAAAGTTTCTTGGAGATGAGAAATGATGGAACCATTTGATGATGATTATGTAACTCGTACAGAAGTACAGGAGATGATTGATGCTGCTATCAGAAGACACAACCGTAATGCTTCTATCATTAGTATGTGCGTCGGTTGGGTGGTTCTTGCTCTATTTGCTGAGGGACTTTTAAGATTGATTGGTGTTATTCCACCATTACTTCCATTTCTCAAGATTACTTTGAACTAATGGCAACAATTACAGAAGAAGATTTGCAAAAATTAAACCGAAGAGTTTTCAACCAAAAAATGGAAGAACTCTTTGAAGAGCCCTCTACTTATGAGGATGAAGAAGATGATTAGAACAATAATATCAGCGTTTCTTCTTTTTTCTTCTATTGGACTTTTTATGCATTGGGGACTTACGCACGCATATCCAGAGGTTTTATGAAAGTAGGATTAATTGGTTTAGGTAGAATGGGCGAAGGTATGTCTCGCCGTATGATGAAAGCAGGTATAGAAGTTTGGGGTTATCGAAGGAATTATGAAAAAGCAAACGAAGCCTTTGAAAAGGGATTTGTTAATGGAATTACAACTGATATTGAAAATCTTGTTAAAGTAGTTAAACAAAATAAAAACGGCAAATATCAACCAGGAATCTTTCAGATGGTTGTCCCTGCCGAAACCGTAGAGGAGACAATCAATGAGTTACTACGATATTGTAGTGAGGGAGATATTATTATTGATCATGGCAATAGCAATTTTAAAGACAGTCGGAAAAGAGCAGAGCGTCTTGCAAAATTGGGTATCCAATATATTGATTGCGGTACTAGCGGCGGTGTTTATGGTTTGGATCGTGGATACTGTCTTATGGTTGGTGGCGGAAATACTGCGGTCGCCACTTGTTCGCGCATTTTTGATGCCCTTTCACCAGGAATCACCGCTGCCTCAAGGACTCAATTTGACTCGGATGTGACTTCTGCTGAGTTTGGTTGGTTACATTGTGGTGGTCCTGGTGCAGGACATTTTGTGAAGATGGTTCATAATGGTATTGAATATGGAATGATGCAAGCATATGCCGAAGGATTTAATATTTTAAAGAATGCTAATGCAGGTGCCAAGTATGTCAAAGAAGGAGATGCTGAGGTCGCTCCAATGGCAGATCCAGAAAGTTATTGCTATGATATTGATGTTGCTGAGGTTGCTGAGTTATGGCGTCGCGGTAGCGTGGTTGGTAGTTGGTTACTCGATCTTACTGCTGATGTGCTACGCAGGGATGGTAGCCTTAAACAGTTCTCTGGTGGAGTTTCCGATAGCGGTGAGGGTCGTTGGACTGTTTCTGCCGCTGTGGATCTGGGGGTTCCCGCTCCTGTCATTACTACTGCCTTATTTGAAAGGTTTAACTCACGCAATCTCGGATCGTTCGGAGCAAAAATCTTGAACGGAATGCGTTATATGTTTGGTGGTCATCATGTTAGGTAAAGCACTTATTTTTATTGCTATTCCTTTTGTACTGACTACACTGTATTTCGGAACACGAGGAGGGTACTATGATTCCGAAGAGTATAAGGGAAATGGGACCGCACATTAAGCAGAGGTATGGTTTTGTATCTTCTGCTTTTTCTAGAATGTATGGAGTAAAAACTGCAATGAATGATGTGCATATTAAACAGTTCTGTATAGAATGGTCTCATTGGGATGTTCATGCTCCTTTATCTGGACTTGACGAAGTAGACCAATACTTTTATTATGAATATAAAAATTGGAGAGGAAGATGATTTTTCACATAGTAGAGACACTGGCAGCAAGCCCGATCTGGTTAGGACTCTGTGGAGCAGGCTTGACAATCGCTCCCATTATGGGTATAATGCTTATACACCGAACTAAATAACGGTACTTCGGAATGTAGCTCAGTTTGGTAGAGCACTCGCTTTGGGAGCGAGAAGTCGCAGGTTCGAATCCTGTCATTCCGATCGCCAGTTTCTTCACTGGCACACTTGACTAAACACAGTCTCCACCTTATAATACTAAGGCAACAAAACAAAGCAATGTCTCTGATTCAAAAGTTCAAAAAAGATGTTAGCACTCTTCGTCTTGCTGCTAACGGGGAAATCTATCTTGATGTAAAGAGTCCGAAACTTTATAAAAAGGTCCGCCGATTCTACGAAAATGAAGGAGTGGTATTTTCTGGTGACCCCCTTGACGACTACGAAATGCTTATGGAGTATGTCGCCAGTGATCTCGAGGCAGTTGAAGCGTGAAAACTAAGGTTCTTCTTGAACGCGAAGGGTATCGCTTTGTTGAAGCGGGTATTTTAGAAATCAACGGTAAACCAGATTACCGTATGCAAAAGCAAAACTATTATACCAAACGTTGGAATGACATTTATCTTTTTGATAATGTGCTACAATGTTCTACTGCAATGGAGGATATTGAATATGCGAAATGGTTAGATCCAGATCGTGTTCCTTGTTATGTGAAAGACGACGAAGAAGACACGGATGGTCTATAACAGCACTGGTCGGGAGCAAACCCCTTATGTCTAGAACAAGTGTCCTGAGATATATCGGGAACTTTTTCCTCTTACTTGGATATCAAGTTATGTTATGGGGAGATTTTAAGAGTGGTTTGATGATAAAGTTCATCGGGGGTTTACTCGGTATTCCTTTTGCTATCAAACTCAAACTTTGGGATGTGCTATTTCTGATAGCATTCTTTGGCATTACTGAAATGACAAAGTTATCTCAACTTTTCTTGGTTTCTTAAAACCAAGTGGTGGAGTCAGAATGACCCCTTATGGTTTCTTGCTTTTCCTAAAAGCAAGTGGTGCGGATGGGACTCTCTCCCGCCTAGTTTCTTGCTTCTAGTCAAAAAGCAAGTGGCGAGCCTGCATACTGAGCAAGAGAGGTTGCATAAACCTCTCTTTTTTAGTATAATAACAAAAAGTATTTTCCTTATGAAGGTTGCATTAATTACGGGTATTACTGGGCAAGATGGATCTTATCTTGCAGAACTTCTTTTAGGAAAAGGATATGAAGTTCATGGTATTGTTCGACGTTCTTCTCTAATCAATACCCATCGTATTGATCATTTGTATCAAAATGTTAAGTTACATTACGGAGACTTAACAGACTCGACTAATATAGTAAGAGTTATACAAAAAGTCCAACCAGATGAGATTTATAATCTTGGTGCTCAGAGTCACGTCAAAGTATCCTTTGAGATGCCTGAATACACTGCTGATGTGGATGGTGTGGGAACTCTTCGCATTCTTGAAGCAGTCCGTCTCTTGGGTATGGAAGAACGTGTCCGCATCTATCAAGCATCTACAAGCGAACTCTACGGTCTTGTTCAAGAAACTCCTCAAAGTGAAACTACTCCTTTTTATCCCCGTTCTCCTTATGGTGTAGCAAAATTATATGGATATTGGATAACTAAAAACTATCGTGAAGCATATGGAATGTATGCTTGTACAGGTATTCTTTTCAATCATGAGTCACCTCGTCGTGGTGAAACATTTGTTACTCGTAAAATTACAAGAGCACTTTCTAAAATATCAGTAGGACTACAAGATGTTTTAGAACTTGGTAATCTGAATGCAAAACGTGATTGGGGTCATGCTAAGGACTTTGTGGAAGCAATGTGGTTGATGCTTCAACAAGAAGAACCTGATGATTATGTAATTGCAACTGGTGTTCAATACTCTGTGCGTGAGTTTGTAGAAGAGGCAGCACCATATTTTGGAATGAAAATTGCTTGGGAAGGTGAGGGTTTGAATGAGGTTGGTATTGATAAACTTACTAAAAGAACCGTTATCAGGGTCAATCCTAAATATTTTCGACCTGCTGAAGTAGAGACTTTATTAGGTGATGCCACAAAGGCAAAAGAAAAACTAGGTTGGGAACCTAAGATTTCTTTTAAACAACTTGTTGAGGATATGTGCATTTATGGACAGTGATTCTAGAGTATTAGTTGCTGGTGCCAACGGAATGGTTGGATCA